ATACGTGTCTAATAACGTTCTGAGTGTTGGATCGTCCATGCGTATCTTATAGTTCTTATAAAATTATTTAGGGAAATCCGTCGTTAAGCTCATTCTTGACACGGATAAATAACTCTGTTAGAATCAATTCGTAAACCCTTGACTAATTTATGGCAAAAGGATTTAGTGTAACGGCGGCGGAACCGCCTAAGTCTCAAGATGAATTTGATCTTGAAGCAACAAAAGAAATGATTAAAGGTAAGTCTCTGGTTTTCTGCTTGCCTGGTCGCGGATGTTCATATACCTTTCTGAAGAACTTTGTACAGATGTGCTTTGATCTGGTGCAGATGGGTGTTAGCATCCAGATCTCACAAGATTATAGCTCCATGGTAAACTTTGCCCGTTGCAAGTGTCTCGGCGCAAACGTTCTTCGTGGGCCTAAGCAGGTTCCTTGGGATGGTAAACTGCAGTATGATTATCAGCTTTGGATCGATAACGACATCGTATTCAACACTGAAGGTCTGCTGCGTCTGTTTGCAATGGATAAGGACATTGCTGCAGGTTGGTATGCCACGGAAGATGGTCACACAACCTCCGTTGCTCATTGGCTGTCTGAAGAGGAATTTAAGAAGAATCGCGGTGTCATGAACCATGAGACCGTGGAATCTATGAGCAAGCGTAAGAAGCCTTTCACCGTTGACTATACTGGTTTTGGTTGGGTTTTGATCAAGAAAGGTGTGTTTGAATCGCTCACCTATCCTTGGTTTGCTCCTCAAATGCAAGTCTTTGAATCTGGTGAGGTTCAAGATATGTGTGGTGAAGACGTTTCATTCTGTCTTGATGCCATCAAAGCTGGCTTTGAGATTTGGTGCAACCCCCTCATTCGCGTAGGACATGAAAAAACCCGAGTCATCTGATCGCTTTGCGATTTTTATCAAAGATGAATTACATGCCGATGATCTTCATTATGAAGACATGGGCAATATGCTACTCGATCTGGCTCAAGATTACTATGAGAATGGAGAGCCAGATCCTAAAGACGTACATGTGAAACTTAAATTAGGAGATACTTATGGCGAAGCGCCCATCACTAACCAATAAAGTTCTTATTGAAAGTAAGCCCAAGAAGTCCCGTCAGGGGGCTGGAAAGCATACGAAGTATGCAGCAAGTTCACGAAACGGCGCTAGAAAGCGTTATAGAGGACAAGGATGAATCAAAAGGAAGCGCATATAAGGAACTGGATCAAAGAAGTCTCTAAGCTTAGACCTGAATTGTCTAATTTTGCGATCTGTCCCTTTGCTTCCACCGCAAATTTTAAGATTGTAGAGTGTAGTATTGACGATATCGAGCCCCTTGATGGGTTCGATGTCGTTATTTTTATTGTTGAAGACGATCTAACAGAAAAAGACATCGATCAATGGGTCGATATATACAATAAAGTCTACAAGACTTGGGATTTTTTCAAGGATTGTGGCTCTTATAGCACCTATATTAGTGGTATTCAGACCAATAATGGGCTTTATAACCTCATTTTGGCTCAACCAAATGAAAAATTAAAGATATTTAGAGAAAAATTAGCCCAAACTGAGTATTATGATCACTGGGATGATGCATATTTGCAAGAAATCCTCGGTGATGACTATGAAATGGTGAAAAACTCGGGATAGAAACCCCGCTAAAAGTTCTAAAAGACTTTTATGGAGGTAACATGGGACACCCAAATCACTTAGATGGCTCTGTTGATAAGAGCGAAGACTTCGTTAAGAGTGGAATGACACTCATCACTGAGGTTGAATCCGAAAAATGGCTCAATAAGGCAAGAACCATCAAGCAAAAAGAAGAATTATACTCAATTCCCGAAGATAGACTTAGCCGTCAATGTGGCGGATCTGGTGGTTTTGATGATTTTGTAGAATGGTGGGCAGAATAGGCTATAAATAATCAAAAGTCTGTCTATATCAATGTCAGTAACCATCTCCAGGGCTTTTAGGGATATTAGTTTATCCTTTAAAAAGCATCCTATTACAAGAGATTTAGTTCTACTCAGAAATGAGAATGCAATTAAAAACGCTGTTATGAATCTTGTTAGGACTTCGATTGGTGAGAGGTTCTTTAATAATCGTATTGGTACGGAAGTTGAGTCCTCATACTTTGAGCTACAGACACCTGAACTTCGTATTCAACTTGAAAACGAGATTACATCAACTCTAAACAATAATGAACCAAGAATAAGACTCAGAAATGTTACTGTGTCTTTTCCTACTGATAGTAATGAATTAGAAGTTGGTGTGGTTTACGATATTATTGGACTATCACTTCCTGTACAGGATATCACGTTTATCCTACAACCAACAAGGGTATAATGGCGTTTACTCAATTTACGAATCTAGATTTCGATCAAATTAAAACATCCATTAAGGATTATATCAGATCTAACAGTGAATTCACTGATTACGATTTTGAAGGATCAAACCTTTCGATTCTGATTGATACCCTTGCGTATAATACTTATATTACTGCATACAATACTAATGCAGTTGTTAATGAAGTTTTTCTTGATAGTGCAGTTCTAAGACAAAATGTTGTCTCACTTGCAAGAAATATTGGTTATGTACCCCAGTCTAAAAAGGCTGCCAGGGCTGTTGTTACCGTTTTGGCTGGTGTACCTGCCACTGGAATTTCAAGCAGCACCCCGACGCTTACACTAAAGGCTGGTGTCGTTGCTACAGGCACTGCTAACGACTTAAACTACTCATTCTGTGTTCCTGAGGACATTACAACTTCAGTCAGTGATGGTTATGCTAATTTTAGAAATATCAGCATTTATGAAGGTTCATTTGTAAAATCTACATTCACAGTTGACAATTCACAACCAGATCAAAAGTTTATTCTTCCTAACCCAGGTGTCGATCTTTCAACATTAGTTGTTAAGGTAAGACCATCTGAAGGAGATGAAGTATCAGAAGAATATGAAAAGATTGATAATATTGTAGGTTTAACAACAGTATCTAAGAAATACCTCGTTCAAGAAGTTTCTGGTGAGAAATATGAATTAGTTTTTGGTGATGGTATTATCGGAAAGAAACTTGATAATAATAATTTCATCGAAGCCACTTACATTGTAACCAATGGAAAAGAAGCTAACGGTGTTACTAATTTATCTTTTAATGGAGTTATCCTTGACAATACTAACACTTTCATACCTCAAACAAACCTCAGTATCACAACAGTAGAATCTGCTGCTGATGGTGCAGAGATTGAATCAATTAAGTCAATCAAGAATTATGCCCCAAGACTTTATGCTTCACAATATAGGGCAGTATCAGCAAATGATTATGAAGCCATCATTCCTGCAATTTATCCAAATGCTGCATCAGTATCTGCATATGGCGGCGAAGAATTAGATCCACCTCAATATGGTAAAGTTTTTATTGTTATTAAACCTAAGAGTGGGTCTAGCATATCTCTGTTTTCAAAAAGAGAAATTTTAAGGGATCTTAAAAAGTATAGCATTGCTGGTATTGTACCAGAGATTATTGATCTCAAGTATCTTTATGTTGAGTTAGACTCAAGTGTGTACTATAATCCTAATATGGTCAGTGACATTAATAATTTACAAAGTCAAGTTGTTGCATCTTTGACTGAATATGCTGCTGCAAAAGAAACTAATCAATTTGGCGGAAGAGTAAAATATAGTAAAGTTGTAAGTTTAATTGATAGTACAAGTAATGCAATTACATCTAATATTACTAAAATTAAATTAAGAAGGAATTTGAATGTTGTTCTAAACACGAATGCACAATATGAAATCTGTTATGGCAATCAGTTCCATGTTCGTAGTTCTGGATATTCTATTAAATCGAGTGGATTTAAGATTTTGAATAATCCTAACACGTTATATCTTGCTGATCAACCAATTACAGCCACATCTGGTAAGATATTTTTCTTCTATTTGGATTCTGTTGGCGAGCCTGTTATCATTAATAATAATGCTGGAACTGTTAATTATGAAAAAGGTGAAATTTTATTAAACAGTGTCAATATTACATCAACTAGTAAGCCAAATAATATCGTTGAAATTCAGGCTATTCCTGAATCTAACGATGTTATCGGTTTAAAAGACTTATACATAAATCTAGATGTTTCATCTAGCAAATTTACCATGATTAAAGATATTATGTCTTCTGGTGATAATGTAGCTGGAACTAGATTTACCACCACTTCAAGTTTTGTCAACGGAAATTACACAAGATAACGAAGAATGATTGATAAGCAGATTCAAAGAATAAAGACCAACCAAATTATTGGGACTCAACTCCCACAGTTTATTGCCGAAGAAAATCCTCTGTTTGTAGAATTTTTAAAGCAATATTATATTTCAATGGATCGCCAAGGAGGCGCTATTGATTTAAGTGAAAATATTGATCAATATTTAAACTTTGAGAATTTCCAGGAAACACTATATCTTGATGGTTCTACAACTTTAACTGCTGATATTGAAACTTACGATGAAACCATTGCCGTTGAATCTACGGCTGCATGGCCCCAGTCATATGGTTTGCTTAAAATTGGCACAGAAATTATTACATACACTAGTAAAGATGAAACTAATTTTTATGGGTGTGTTCGTGGATTCAGTGGTGTAGAGTCTTTACACAAAACAAATTATCCTGAATATCTTGTATTTTCAGAAACTGCTGCTGAAGCACATATTAATACTGATACAGTTTATAATTTAAGTAATCTGTTTTCTGTAGAATTCTGGAAGAAGCTAAGAGCACAGTTTTTACCAGGATTTGAAGATAGAGAATTAGCCGATGGGCTAAATAAGGGCAAATTTTTAACTTTTGCAAAAGATTTTTATAGATCAAAGGGTACAGATGAATCTATTAAAATTCTTTTTAAAGTTTTATACGGTGAAACAAAAGCTGATATTATTAAACCACAAGATTATTTAATTAAACCTTCTAATGCAGAATGGCTAGTTACTAAAAATCTTATTGTTCAAAGAATTAGTGGTAATGTAGAAAATATTAGAGGACAAGGAATATTCCAAGATTCACCACAAGCATCAAGCTATGTGTATGATTCTCAACTTATTAATATTGCTGGTAGTGGATTTTATCAGATTAAATTAAGTTTAGACTCTACAGTTGGTGAGTTTGCAGTTTGCCCAAATACAAAATGTACTGTTGATACTGCTTCCAATTCTAGCACAATTACGGTAGATTCTACAATTGGTTTTGCAGAATCTGGTGAATTGTATATTAACAGCGGGATTGTAACTTATACAACAAAGTCTAGCACACAATTCTTCAACTGTGTCGGGTTAACTACTAGCTTGGCTTTATATTCTGACATTGCTCAAAATAGTTTCATTTATTCTTATGAAAATGGTGATGAAACTCTTCCTGTTATCATGCGTGTAACAGCGCAACTCGATAAAAACGTAACCTTAGCAGAAAACACTAAGTATTTGTCAGTTGGTGATGAAATTAAGGTAAAAACTTTAGGTGAAGAAGTTATTCCTAACACGTATAATGGTAAATTTGATCATTGGTTATATAATTTAGTTTATGAAGTAGAAGTTCAACCAAGACAATTTGGTGTTGTATCGCCATCGTCACCATCTACTATCAATACAAAGCAAGCTCATGGCTTTAGAATTAATGATAGTGTAACTTTAATTGATACTCAAAGTTTACAAGAGATTGATGGTACTGTAATTCAAACGAATACATCGGATTCATTTACGTTTAGTTTTTCTGGTTCATTATCACAAACATCATCATATGTTGCCAGAAGAAATATTAAGTATTCTTCTGGAGTTGGTACATCATTTGATGAAGTAACTTCTTTAGTATCAGATATTCAAAATACTTATATTGACAGAGAAAAGAAAAATCTTTATGTTACATCTTCTGGATTGCCATCATATGATATTACTGCTGGAATACCAGCACTATCAAAATTAAAATATTTTAGTGTTGGAACTGGAACTACTGATGTTATTAATATTATTAATCATGGGTATTATTCTGGTGATAAGGTAGTTTTTGATTCAAACGGTAACTCAATATCAGGAATCAATACTGGTATATTTTTTGTTAAAAAAATAGATAATAATAATATAAAATTAGCTTTTAGCCAGTCGAGAATTTTCATTAATGATTATATTCAATTAATTAATGGAAATGGAGTTAATGGTTACACTATTTGTGAGGCATCTCAAAGCAAAAAACTTTTAGGCAATCAAAATATTTTAAAAAGGATACCTATAACACCCAAGAATAAAAATCCTGAAGAAGTAGTAAAAACAGGTCCTATTGGTATTTTGGTTAATGGTGTAGAAATTATATCCAACAAATTTTCAGATACTGCGTATTATGGTCAAATTGAATCAGTTGATGTTTTAAATTCGGGAAGAAATTATGATGTTATCAATCCACCGCAATTACTAATATCAGATTCTGTAGGTTTTGGAGCTACTGGTGTTGCCCATGTTTCTGGTTCATTAACTAATGTAATTGTTACAAATCCAGGATATGATTATAAAACAGCACCAGTTGTTACAATTTTAGGTGGAAATGGTTCTGGAGCAACTGCTGAGGCTAGACTGAGATCTGTATTAAATTCAATCAAATTTAATTCAATCGCAGGAGTCAATACTAGCACGGATATTATTGGTTTTGGTACATATCACAAATTTTCTAATGGTGAAGAAGTTGTTTATAAAACATTAGGCAATACTGCTATTGGAATTGGTACTACAGGCAATAATAATACAACAGAATTTTTAATTAATAATTCAAAATATTATGTAATTGTCAAAACAGAGACAGATCTTTCACTCACAACAAGAAAATCAGATGCTTTAGCAGGAATTAACACTATCAATTTAACTCGTGTAGGATCTGGAAGTCATCAACTAGTATCCAGCACTGTGAGAAATGTAATTGATAAAATTGTTGTTACTAATCCTGGCAGTAATTATAGAAATAAAAAAGTATTAATTCCTTCACAACAATATCCACCACAAGACTACAAAGATATTAAAACCGCTATCGTTGGAATTAATACCTTAGATAATTATATTTTTGCAAAAAATCACGGATTTGAATCTGGTGATGTAATTGAATATTTTAGCTCATCCGTTAATATTTCTGGCTTATCTTCGGCAATTCAATACCAAGCTATAAAAATTGATTCTGACAAGTTTAGATTAGCTTCTGCTGGCATTGGAACTACGTTTACTTCAGAAAATTATAAAACAAATAATTATGTAAGACTTGATAACTTTGGCTCAGGAACTCATACTTTTAAATACCCCGATATTACAATTTATGTAGCAGGTCTTCCAAATAATTCTAATGTTAGCGGTATTTCAACAACTCAATCTTCAAATATTAATACGACACAAGCTACTGCAGTTCCTGTTGTAACTGGTTTTGTTGATGGCATTTTTGTATCTGAAGGTGGTATTTCTTATGGTTCTGAAGATATTTTAAACTTCGATAGAAAACCAACTTGCACGGCTTCCAGTGGTTCTGGTGCAGTAATTGCACCAATCATTAATAATGGCGGTATTGATGAAGTTTATGTATTAAATGGTGGTTCTGGATATGTCTCCACACCATCAATTACAATTAGTGGAGATGGCAAATACGCTAAACTTTTCCCAAGAATTGAAAATGGTGTTTTAGTTTCTGTTGATGTTATAGATTCTGGTTCTGGATATAATTCAAACAACACTGAACTAACTGTAGTCACTAGTGGCAGTGGTTGCATTTTATCGCCCAATATTCAAAGATGGACAGTTAATACTTACAAAAAGCATGAAGCTCAATTAACAAATCCAAATAATACAGATGATTTAATTATTGTTGAGCCATTTAATAAAAACAATAACTTTAATCAAGCTGTATCTGTTACTGCTCCAAGATCATTAAGATACTTATTAAATGACAATATCAATTCCTCTTTGGTAGAAGTTGGTATTAATACTACACATTCACCAATTATCGGATGGGCATATGATGGTAACCCAATTTATGGTCCTTATGGGTCTAAAAATCCAAAATCTATTTCCAATTTAACAGAAATAGAATCTAGCTATATCTTAGTTTCAAAGTCAAATAGACCAAACTTCCCAGCAGGATTTTTTGTTGAAGATTATGAATATAGTGGTGATGGCGATTTGGATGAGTATAATGGAAGATATTGCATTACACCAGAATTTCCAACTGGAACATATGCATATTTTGCAACACGTAATAACTTCCCATATATTTTAAATAATTTTAGAAGCGATGTTGATAAATTTAACTATGATTTTTCAAAATTACAGAATTATTTGGAGATCTTAGAGACAGATATTTTAAGAAATACAACTCCTTATAAATTAACAACTCCAGAAACAAATTATTTTGCAGCCCCTCAAGTTAAATCTGAAAGAGAAAAATCAGAAGTAGTTGCAGTATATGCTGCTGGAATTTCATCTGTACGTGTATTACTCTCTGGAGATGGATATAGAGTTGGAGATAATATTGTATTCAACAATACTGATAGTTTTGGTAGAGGAGCTGACGCAGAAGTTTCTGAAATTTTAGGAAAAACCATTAATTCAGTTAGCTATGCATCTACTACTTTTAGTGGAGTTGAATTTATTTACAATAATGATTTGGTAACTGGTATTACATCAATTCCTCACAAATTATCAGATGGAGATGTAGTTAACGTTTCTGGTATCAGTACTTATGCATTTAAATCTTTTGAGGGAACATACAGAGTTGGAGTTTCTTCAATTACCACTATTTTAGAAGTTGGTATTGGAACTACTGGCGTTACTGGCATGACAACAGATGTTTCATTACTGGAAAAATCATTTACTGGTAGAATTAAAATTAATGACATTATTGGCATCAATAGTGAAAGATTTTTAATTCTAGATGCAAATAGAAACACTGGTGCTTATAAAGTATTAAGGCAGTATAATTCAACTTTAGGCACTGCACACACAACTGGTAGAGAAGTTTCTTTAGATCAACGTTATTTCACATATAATGTATCTGGTTTTACTACAAATGCTCCTTTAAGAGAAAATAAAACCGAATATTTTGATCCACAAACATCAGTTGGTGTTGGAACTACAACCACAAGAACATTAGTTGGATATGGTATATCTGCAATTTATGTTGGTGTTCAAACTGGACAAGGTTCTTACACACGTATCAATTTTGCAGCAAATCCTTTTAAAGTTGGAGATTATGTTCAAGTATCTGGTGGATCCTTAAGCATTACTGAAGCTGCAGTTGTATCCGCATCATCTACATCAATTTTACTTAATCATAATAGCACATCTGTGGTCGGTGTTGCTACCACTGGCATCGTTAGACTTAGAAAACTATACAATATTGATGCAAGAAACATATTCTTACCTGGGCACGGGTATGAGAATGGACAAAAATTAAAGTACACCTTTATTGCTGGTGCTGGCTTAACATGCTCATCAAATTCATCTTTAACACCAACAATTACATTACAAAATAATCAAATTGTTTATGCAGTTAAAGTTGATAATGATAACATTGGTATTGTAACCACGTTAGCAGGAATAGGTAGTACATCAACTAGATTATATTTTACTGGAATTTCAACTTTCAGAGGTAATGTACATGGGTTCACTGCTTTAAAAAATGATTTAATTGGAAGTATTACTAGAAATAGAGCCCAGATCATTACAAATGTAAATCATGGATTGCAAATTAATGATCAAATAGAACTAGATCTTGTTGCTAATAAGTCTGAATCGGTAATTTTAAAGTACAATGATACTAACGCAAAATTAGTTGTAAATCCTGTAAGTTTTGGTTCTACTCAGGTTGGTGTTGGATCAACATTATCATATATTAATATACCAGCGCACAAATTAAATACAGGTGATAAAGTTATCTACGAAGCATCTACTCCTATTACCTCTTTAGTAAATCAAAGAGAATATTTTGTAATTAAATTAGATGATAATAATATCAAATTAGCAGAATCGTATCATAATGCCACAAGAACAAATTATATTGAATTACCACTTAATTCTTCTGGTTCTGCAACACAAACTTTATCACCAATCAATCCAAAGTTAAACTTTATTAGAAATAGCACAGTTGGGTTTGCAATTTCTGATGCATCTTTACAAAATTTAAAAGTTGTATTCTACGACAGTGAAGATTTTACTAATCCAAATTATGAACAAAATGTAATTAGAGCTGGTTCTCCTGGTGATGGATCTGCAAATACAAAAGTTACTTTAATTATTGATGATACTATTCCAGACACAATTTATTATCGTGCAATTCCTGTTGGAATATCTAGTATCAATAATAATGCCTTAGGATTAACTGTAGACAAAGATAATCCAAACGCAGGAAAAATTACAATTCGTAATAGTGCGTATAAAGGAGCATTTGACATTGTTTCGGTTGGAAACAGCACTATTTTCTTTAATTTGAATGAATTGCCAGAAGCAAATTCATATACTCCAAGCGGCGTTACTACGACTTCATATGTAACAACATCAGCAACAGCAACTGGCGGTATATCTGATGTTAAGGTTAATTTTGCTGGAGTTGGTTACAAATTTATTCCTGGAATTAGCACAATTACCACAGATTCTGGTACAGGTGGGTTAGTTAGAGCATATTCTGACACAATTGGTAAAATTAAAACTATTAGCTTGTCGCTTCCTGGGTATGATTATCCTACTGACAAAACTATTTCTCCAAAGGCAGATACACCTATTGTATTAAGAATTAAAAATAATAACAGATTAGCTTCAGTACAAGTTTTAAGTGGTGGAAGAAATTATACTACTCCACCCAAACTGAAAGTTATTGGAAATGATACCATTATTTTAGAATCAAAGGTTACTGGCAATTCAGTAACGTCTGTGACTATTTTAAATAATTCTGGAGGACTAACAGAAATTGGACCTGAAATTATTCCTATTTTTAATAGCAATGGCGTTGCTGTAATAGATGGTTATAGTAGTGGAACTGATGTAACTCTTCTTTTAAAAGCCCCTACAAATGGTTTTACATCATTCCCATTCCAAATTGGTGATAATGTGTTTGTTGAAGGTATTGTAGGTCTTGGTAGCACAGGAACTATTGGTAGTGGATATAATTCGGAAGATTATGGTTACAGAAACTTTACTGTTACTCAAAGAGTTACTACTTTAGGCTCTGAAAGTATTACTTATTCAATTGCTGGAATTGGTACAACTGCTGGAACATTTGATGTTACTAATAGTGCTGGTAGAGTTATTAAGACTTCAGATTTAGCAATATTTGATGCAATTGTAGAACCTACAGATTTTTATAGTGAAGAAAAAGTACTAGTTAATCAAAGTTCTTCTAAAATTGGATTAAATGGCTGGGATAGAACTAGAAGAATTTTAAAAATTTCAGGTAGAGGCATTAATCCTTCATTGGGTGACATTGTTTCTGGTGCTGTATCTGGTTCTGTTGGAGAAATTGAAGAAATCATTACAAATGATTCTAATTATAGCACAAACTCTACAATTACTTTAAATGCCGCTTCAACATGGCTAAGTGATTCTGGTATTTTAAATAATTCATTACAAAAAATTCAAGATAGTGATTATTATCAAAACTTCTCATATTCAATTAAGAGTACAGTTCCAAAATCAACTTGGGAAGAGCCAGTTAATAGTTTAGTGCATTCAGTTGGATTTAAAAACTTTAGTGATTTAGTATTGAATAGCAAATCTTTGGCGGGAATTGCCAGAAGTGATAACTTAAAAGTATCCATTGGATCTTCTGAAATTACTACTATTGTTGCCATTGATAACGTTGCATCAATGTACACAAGATTTGGATTTGATTTTGGCACAGAAGAAGCAACTTTTCTTGGAGTCTCTAAATTTGTAAATTTTGCAAACAATAAACTTACTGATTACTCTATTTGTAATACCAATAAAGTTTTAAAAATTGATGATATTAGTTCTCAATTTACTGGTATTGGTAGTTTTGGAACTACTGTTGGAGTAACATCATTCTCCCTAACAAGCCAAGGAAATGCATTACTTAAGAAAACTTTTGATTCTACTAACTTATCTGTAGTTTCAGCTGGTAGTAGCACCTTGTTTATTCCAGGGCACGATTTTAGCACAGGAGAAGAATTAGTATATAACCCAGGTCCAGGAGGATCTTTCATCTCAATTGCATCTACAAATAGAACAGTTACTGGTGTCACTACAACAAAACTTCCAACTACAGTATTTGCCTATAAGGTAAATTCAAATATTATTAAGCTTTCTGGAATTAAGACAGATGCCACAACCAATAATATTTTCTTCACTTTTGCAGCTTTCTCTGGTGTAGGTTCTACGGTTGGTGCTGGTCAAACACATAGATTAGCAACTAACTTTAACGTAGCCAATACTCGTGCAGTGATTACAATTGATAATATAATTCAGAGTCCTTTGTATAGAAAGAAAGTCTCAACCGCATTAGCTAGTAACATTGGCGCTGCAGCAACAACGATCACATTAACTGGTATTACTTCAATCGCAACAAATACTTTACTTCAAGTTGATTCTGAAATACTACAAGCCAGTGTAGTTGGATTTGGTTCTACAAACGTTGTTACAGTTTCTAGAGGTGTTTTTGGTACTCCACAGACAACACATACTGTAGGGGCTGCTGTAACTGTATTAGGTGGTGATTATAGCATCAATGATGGCACTATTTACTTTGTTGCTCCACCATACGGACCAGTCGGTGTTAGCACTTTACAACCTGGCATTTCTACAAATTCTTCGTTTACAGGTAGAATATTCTATAGACTCAACTATAAAGAAAACTTTATTTTTGATGATATTTCTAACGATTTTAATGGTTCTAAGAAAGTATTCACATTACAACAAAATAATCAAGATGTAACTGGTATTATTACTGGTGGAAATTCAAATTATGGAATAGTTCTTATTAATAATATCAATCAACAACCAACAATTGATTACACAATAGCTCAAAGAGTTTCTCCTGGTATTGGGGCATCGATTACATTTACTGGAACTGATGTTGAATCTATTCCTAGAGGTGGAGTTATTGATAGAGTTGTAGCTGGTTTTGGATCTGGTTATCAACCATTAGAGCAAGCTTTTGCAGTTTGTTCAGTATCAGCTGGTGGAACAATTCAATCTGTTGCAATTACTACTTCAGGTTCTGGATATAGAAGTGCTCCAGTTGTTAGTATCGCAAGCACTGTTGGTGGAAGTGGTGGATCTATTACTGCCACAGTTACAAATGGTGTTATTAGTGGGTTAACCATTGCTAATGGTGGTTCTGGGTATAGTCAAGCAAGCCCTCCAATTATAACTGTGGGTGTTCCTACAGCATATGCAAATTTAAATCTCGTTGGAGGTTCTGGAAGTGGCGCTAAAGTTAATGTGCAGGTTGGTGTAGGAAGAAGTGTAATACTATTTGATATCATTAATAGAGGTTATGGCTACAAACCAAATGATGTTCTAACAATTACTGGTGTTCCAGTAGTAACTGGAATTGGAACCAGTGCATTTACCCTTAGAGTATCTGATGTTATTACAAACGAATTTTCTGGATGGAGTTTTGGATTATTAGACAGACTTGATGATATTTCACAATCTTTTAATGGAGTAAGAAAAACCTTCCGATTAACTAAAACTGTAATTACTGCAAACCCATATAGTATTGATGCTGGTGCTGGCTCTGGAATTGATGTAGCTAACAATCTTTTAATCTTCATTAATGATATTCTTCAACAGCCTGGAAGAGATTACATCTTTACTGGTGGAACACAAATTACATTTACAGAAGCTCCTCCATCAGGAAGCAAATTCCAGATATTATTCTATAAAGGTTCTGATGCAGATGTAATTGATGTAGACATCAGTGAAACTATTAAAGTTGGAGATTTTATTAAGTTAAATAAAAACCTTCCATATCCAGATCAATTTAATAGAATTGTTGAGGAAATTACTAAGAGAGATCAGGTTCAAACTAATAATTATTTTGATATTGGTATCTCAACATCACCCGAAATTAGAAGAATTATTGATTGGACTAAACAAACATCTGATTTAGTTATTAATAATGAAGTTGTGTCTAAAGCTAGAACAAATTATGTTTCTAGAATTAAACCAACTTCTAGAATTATTAAAAACATCCTTGCAAGTGATTCAACAATTTATATTGAAAATGCATTCCCATTCTTCAGACAATTAGACAATTATTTACAAGAAGATAATGAGATTTTAATTGTCGATGAGGTAGATGTTGCTGCGGCAACTGGATCTGCAACTGTATCTGCTGCAAGCACTGTTGAAAATGTAGCCTTGACATTTGCTGGATATGGTTATACAACTTCTGCAGCTCCTCTTGTTAGTGTGGCATCAACAATTCCGCAAATAAGAGAAATAGGAAAAACTTGGACAGTTGGTATTATAACATCCACAGGACTTTCATATAAAGATCTGGCGTATGGAAAAGGATTATTTGTGGCAGTTAGTGATGCTGGATATATCTCAACATCAACAAACTTAATTTCATGGTCAACATATAATGAAGAGCCATCTAATTTTACCGCAATTGGTTTTGGTAGTGATAAATTTGCTATCGTCGGTGATAATGCAGAAGCAGTAGTTTCTTCATTAGGATCTCAAGGGTCTTGGTTTGATTCTCCAGTATTTTATAGTAGAACTTATAATGGTATTAATTTCTCGTATATTTTGGTTCCATCGTTTACTAGAGATTTAAAGGATGTCGCATATGGTAATGATGTCTTTATTGCCGTAGGAACTGGTGGCACATCTATTGTTTCTGCATATGGTTCTAGTGGTATCGGTACTGCTTGGGTTGTTAGAAGTACTCCAATTACAAATACATTAAACTCAATTACATATGCAAATAATGGATTTGTTGCTGTTGGTAATGGTGGTAGAATAGTCACCACAGTTGACGGTTATACTTGGAATGAAGTTCCATCTTCAGCTTCAGTTACAACACAAAACTTAATGGCAGTTTCTTATGTAAATGATAAGTATATTGCTGTTGGTATGAATGGAACTATCATTTATTCTTATAATGCAGATATTTGGTTTACTGCAACTTCTAACACAAGTGTTGAACTATATTCAATAATTCACACTGATGGTGTTTATGTCATAACAGGAGAAAATGGATTAGTATTAAATTCAATCGATGGAATAAACTGGAATAAGCGTCTTGCTGCGATTACTACAAATATTAATAAAATTATTTCTTATCCATCTGGAATTATTGGTGTTGGAACTGGAGCAAGTTATGCATATTCTGCTCCAGAAAAAAATAGGGCACAATTTACCTCGACTGTTTCTGCTGCTGGAACAATTTCAGCTTTAACAATTGTTGATGGTGGATTTGGTTATAACCCATCAGCTCCTGTTCAGGTTTTAATTTCACCACCATCTGCAAAATATTCC